TACATTACACCTAAATCCCTTGTCGTTCCGGCTTTTAATGCTCTATCTATTACATCCCGCGCTTCCTCATACTTTTTTACATTTACCAAATCTACAGCATCAAATAATGCAAGTTTCATTGTTTGGTCTTTAGCGAAATGTAAAAAGTTTTCTTGGACATATTCTAAATCAGGAGCTTCAAAATTTTGGTATACATTTCTTAGATTTTCAATAATAGTTTTTTTCATTACATCAGAAGTTACTCGTTTTTCTAACTCTATCTTGAAAACTTCCATTGTAGGCGGTTTTTTATATTCTTTATAATATTCTTTAATAATTTTTATTAACCATTTATGTGAATTAGAATCATAATACTTTTCTTCTAAAATATCGTGTATTTGTTCTAAAAATTTCTGATCTTTTACCAAAGTTGTTATTGTTTTTGTTTGAAATGAAGTTCCAAACGATATTAATGTGTCAAATTCTTTTTCCATAGGCGTCACTCCTTGTTTTGTGAAGTTATTGCAAAGGCATTCAACCTATTAAAATTTAAATTTAACCAACTATCTATATTTGGAATTGCAGAATACAACTTATCTTCTAAGAATAATTGTTTTAGTTTATACCTATTAAGTATACTCACTGGAGTATCTAAAAGTTCCCGAATCTTAGCTTTTGTTGTGCCACTAATTTCGATTTCGCCTAACTTCATCAACTTGTAATTTAGCCGTAATTGTTCCTTGTTTTCCGATATTAACCTGGCTGCTGTATTTTTCCCAGGTTGTCTATCTGCATATTCTATCAAACTATCTAATGAAACTTTTTCTTCGTCAAATAATATTGGTAAATGTTTTTGAGCAGTTTTTATTCCTATACCCTTCAGTCCAGGTATATTATCACTTTTGTCGCCGTCCAAAATCCTAAAATATATCAAATTCTGCGGCGGTACTAAATAATCTTCCTTGACACCTTCCCTATCGTAAAGTTTCTTTTTTGTGGGGCTCCAAACTTTTACCCTATCATCCACAAGCTGTAAAAAATCCTTGTCAGTTGACATTATTATGACTTCCTCTTTTAGTAAATCTTTCGCCAAATATGACATTACATCGTCAGCTTCAATGTTGTCCTGCATCATCATTTGAACTGGTAAATAATCCAAATAGTCGGCGACCCTGCGTAACTGACGATCTGCTTCACTTTCTTCTTCGTCGTGTGTTTGGAAATCATATGTGCGGTTTAATCTTACTCTCAAACCTTTTCGTTGTGATTTGTATTCAGGGAAAATCTCTCGGCGACGGACACTCCCGCCTTTGCCATCAAATATTATGATACACCGTGTTACATTGAGTGTGCGGATTGACGAGGCAACTGTGTTGAAAAATCCAACTATCCCGCCAATGTGTGTTCCATCGTCGTTCATTGCTGGATTTCTACAGAATGCGCGGATATAACTATTTAAACCATCAACTAATAAAACCTTTGAGTTGATTGTTGTAGCGTTTTTGTTTTCTTGTTTTATTTCATCAAATAATTTGTTGAGATTGAGATTCATATTTACTCACCATCTTTTTTAAGAAACGAGCTTTGTCAGATAACCTTTTCCAATCATATTCCCAGATGATTTCTATTTCGTAACCATTTTTTTTGGCATGTTCTATTTTCTTTTCGTCTTTTTCCCACTTTTCCCACGCATATTGATTTTTGACTTTATCAAAAAAATCAGGCGGATAAATGTTTTTGTTGTAATGCCAGCGGTTGCCGTTATATTCTATAATCAAGTTCAAATCCATTACAAATATATCATAAGGTAACTCATTGACTATGATTTCATTTTGTACTCTGTATCCAAGTTTCCGAAGTGCCTTGAACACTTGACTGTGACCCTGACTTTGAGTTGTTGGCTGGCGAGTTTTCCTTTTACTTCGTTTCTTTTTTTTCAATATAAACAATCCCCGATTTGAATTGTACTATCTATAAATAGTATTCAAACCGGGATTATTTACGTTTCTGTTAATTAATAATCACCAATTATTTCATCAGTTACTATAATGTCATCTGAATTTAATCCTATATCAGCAGTAGTTTTATACTTCATTATTTGTAAATCACAAATCTTTTGGTATAAAAACTCTTTGAATTCAGGATCATTTTCAATCATTTCGCCCCAATTCTTGACTTCGAATTTTCGTTCATCTCCTTTGTGGTCAATTATCTTGAATCCAGGATTTGAACGTGAAACTAAATCGTTGTCCTTCATAATGTTCAACCAACTCTCATAATCATAAATTCCACGATCAAAATATATGTCAAAATCTGCTATCCTAAATGACGGCCCTATACGATTCTTGATAACTTGTGCCCGAGCTTTGATTCCAATAACCTGTTCAATAGTACCTGTCTTTTGTTTGATTTGACCCATTGCTTTTAATCTAACCCGAACTGATGCGTGAAATGGTAAACCCTTGCCACCAGATGTAGTCCAGGGATCACCAAACATAACTCCCATTTTCTGACGAAGCTGATTGGTAAAAATCAATACAACTTTTTCCTTACCTATTAACCTTGTAATCTTACGAAACGCTTGTGATACAATAATCGCTTTTCCTGTCGACCAACCTGTCTTCTCATAATCGTTTTCCATTTCTAACGCCGTGGATGCAGCGGCCAATGAATCAACCACAATTACCACAAGTTTCTCTTTATCAGATTCCCTTATAGTTGTGACTGTTTGTTCTATTGTTTGAAATATTTGTTCCACAGTATCAAGTTGTACATATAACATCTTTTCCACATCTACACCAATCGCTTGTAAAAAATCTTTACTCAAGGCATTCTCAGTATCAATGTAAACACCCATACCACCCTTTTTCTGAGCACTGGCAATTGCATGAGCAGCGAGTAGGGATTTCCCACTCGATTCAAGACCATTATATTCTATTATACGACCAGTAGGAAGTCCACCGTAAAGCCGATTGGAGATAGCTATATCCAACAATGAACTTCCAGTTGGCACCCAATCACTGATATCGGTAGGAGTATCACCATTAATAAAATAAGCAACCTTTCCGTCTTGTTTAAATTGTTTATTCAATACATCGGCTAACGAGTGTACTAAATCGTTCTTGTCTAACTCCTTGTCTATTTTTTTCGCCATCTATTCTCTCCAAAAATTAAAAATCGGGGAAATTAATCCCCGATTATATTACTTACCCTCAAACATTTTCTTAAATGCGTCATTGACATTGGCAGCAGCTTTTGGTGTTTCAACCTTAGCTTCAGCTTGTGGAGTTCCTGCGGTAGATGTTTCTTCGCTAACAGATTCTTCTTTGTCGGTAGATTCTTCTTTGTCAGTAGATTCAGATTCTTTTTGTTCTTCAGCAGCTTCTTCAGGATTCAAATGTTTCTTGAGAGCATCTTCAAGTTCTTCATAAGATTTAAGATCATAAAGTTCCTTGATGTCAGGTTGGTCTTCCGTGATTTTCTTCAAGACATCGACATCTTCCGTAACAGGAGTTGAATGTCGTTTGATTCTCATTTTCGGTGTCGCGAAATTCTTGCCTTCTTCCTTTACAGTCCAAACAACAATGTCACAACCCGATACTGGATCGGTAATATCGCCATAATCGGGATCGGAAATGTTGGAAAGTAAATCTTCGTAAATCGTCTTTCCAAATCCCCAAAACTTTACGCCTTCATGCTCTTTACCACGAACAATAACAGGAGCAAATGTGCGAAGTTTTGGTTCTAATGAACGACCAAGTTTCCAATTTTCCTTGTCGCCAGTTGATTTGAGTTTTTGAGCAATCTCCATAATGGGATCACGCTCTCCAAATGATGCCGGCGATAAATAGGTTTTGTTGTTTAACTCGTAATGGAAATACAATTCGATAAATGGATTGTCAGGATTGAATTTGTAAGGTACGATGCGAATTGTGGTTTCTTTCTCGGTAGGTTTCCACGTAAGATTTGATTTTTTGTTGGTTTTCTTTAGGGATTCCAAACGACCCTTGATTTGTTTAAGATCTAATGCCATAATTAAGTCTCCTTCGTTAAGTGTTATTTGTTAATAGTTAAATTACACAGCCTAAACCGACTGGTGTAACCTTTTTGTTGTATATAATTTATACTTTCCTATCACGGAAAAGTTCCATAATTTTTATTATTTTTTGCTTTTGCATTACGAGCTTTTAAAGATGTTGGATGGTCTTTTATATATTTTTCTTGAGCATCTTTGGACATATCACTCCACTAATTCGATTATTGCATATAATCGTCAGGCCCTCTTTGTTGAATGCCACCACTAAAAGCCTTCTTAATAGATAATTTATAAAAATCTATTTCTGATAAAAGTATTTTTATGATTTTAGCCGAAGGTGTATTATCTTTAATAAATTTAGCCTTTATAATACGCAAGTCTTTTTCACTTAAATGTTTCATTTTTTCTCCAATTTTACTATTTTAGTCCTCCCCCAAAGTAACTTATTATAAAAGTGTTATATTATAAATATAAGAAGTTTCAAAATTCCAAAAATATTTCAGTTTTTATTATTTTTTATATTTTTACGTAGCCCATTCATAATACTTAGCAAAAGTTTTCTGATATCCTTTTCAAATATTCTCTAGAAATTTCTTTTTCTTTACACCCATGAAATGCTAATATTTCATCTTTTTTAATTTTTTCAAAAATAAATTTCCCATGAATATATTCACTATTTTTTTTATAATCATATTGAATATAACATCTTCCTAAATTTTTAGGCTCTTCTTTTTCCCATATCAAACAATTCATTATAGATTCGTCGCCAAATGGAAATAGTCTATGATCGACGTATAAATATTTATCCAGAACTTTATTAAAAAAATCTAAACAATTTTTATTAAAAATAGAAATACACGCATGTAAATAAACAGTATTATTTGTTATTTTACAATTAAAATATTTTTTTTCATTATTCAACAAATTATATGGATCTAACAACATAAAATGAACAGGTAACAAAGAATAATCTTCTATCTTGCAAGTATTATTCCATATATTATCTATTTTAGGAAATGCAATTATATCTGAATCCAACCATACAACTTCATCAAATCCAATTTGAAGACATTTAATATATGATAATACTTTCTGAATGAATATTGGACATCGATACCTATTTTCTATGTCTAAATGTGAAAAATCGTCGTGTGTAAATGATAATATATTATATTTGGAAAACTTGTTAATACTCTCTACCAATACTTGATTTAGTTCATAATCTTCGTTAGAATAAAAAGTAACAAAACACCTCTTTTTATCTTCTTTCTTTTTTATTATTATTAAATTATTGTCTATTTTGTTTCTAATATGTGGTATTTTATATATATCAATAAATTCTATTTCAAAATCATTTAATAATGTTTCTCTTATAGAATTAAATTGCTCTATTACATAAACATCTTCTATTATATAATAACCACCCGACTTTAAATTATTAAAAGAATTAATTAAAAAATTAAAGTTTGATTCATATGTATGCAATCCATCATCAATAATTATATCGAATAAAACATCTATTTGATTAAACATATCTTTTATTGATTTTGAACTTAATGAATCACAATAAAAAGTTTCTATGTTTTTTTCCTTGAATAATATTTTTTTATCTATGTCTGCTCCATATATTCTAGCATTTTTAAAATATTCTCTCCATCCCCTAAGTGATGCACCAGGTTTTCCTGCTTTGCCCATATTCGATAGAATACTTACATCATTAGAACCAATTCCCAATTCAAATAAATTTATATTTTTATATCTCATACCTTGAAAAAGTGCATGGTAAAATAATGTATAATTATGATATGTTGACTTATCGCTACCATGTTTTTTCATTATTTCACAAAGAGGTGTTTCGCCTAAAGAACCATTTTCGTCCAAATATATGTTTTCTTTATATAAATCAATTTTTTTATATTCTTTATTTTCATTTAATAATATATGAGATAATATCAACATATCTTCATCTTTATCTATTATTTCTATTCGATATTCTTTACATTTGATGTTGCAAATTGCCCAACAATTAATTGGCAGACAATTGTCGGTTATTTCCACATCATACAACATTTTATTGTTTATATTATCATAGAAATGTATTTTATAAACTATTACTTTGTCATTGTTTGGTTTTTTAATAAAAACCATTGGCTTACAATCAAGAGTAATATATACATTTATAATTCTATTTTTATAATTAAATTTGAAATAATTCATAGTATTTAACCAAAACCTTTTATTGTTTTGTTACGGCCACTCAGTTTTCATTTTTCCAATATATACATTTATATTGGATTCCTTTATTTCAGTTTTTGGTACAAGATCATAATATTTAGCAAGTACCTGTAACACAATTATTGCGATTTCTCTGTCCTTGTCCTTATCTTCCTCACTCAACTCACTATAAGGCTTAAACATATCTTCTTCCCAACGTTTTACTCGCTCAGGACTTATCTTTTCAGTTTTGGTGATGTCCTTTGCCCATGACATCCATTGAGCGTGTTCTAAATCCGAAAGTTCCTCAAATACCTTTTTCTTTATCTTCATTTAATCTTCTCCCTAATCCCAACCATCATATTCTTTATCAAAATAACTTTCTAACTCCCTAAATGCCTTAAACATTTTTGCCGCTAAATCTTTGATTTTAGCATCCCTTTTGGTTTTTCCTAACTTAGCTAAACCTTGTATTTTGTCGCCGAGATCATAGTATATTTTTTTGATGCCTTTAGTGTCTTTTGGTCTTGCTTCACTTAAAATCATTTCTTGTACAATCTCTTTTAATTCTTCTCTCTCCATTGATTATCTCCTAAACCTCGCGTATATCAAATATCTTTGTTTGAATTTTTTTCAACCCATTTTCGTCGGTAACTAATAATGTGTTTTGAAATTTTGTAAAATCCACTTCAAAATTTGGATCAACTTTGCCATCATTTAATAAACTTACTACATGATTTAATGCATTTATCGTGTATAATGTGTTTGTTTGTTTCTTACGATGTATTGAAATTGTACTCCGTAATGCTTTACCACTTGGATCAAAATTTACATTATATGTACATATCAATTCCCTTTTATTGTCTAAATTTTCTAATATATATATCCTACCAAACGCAATTGTGTACGTCTTTAGTATTTCCTCAATCGTTTCCTCTAATTTGTTCTTACGTGTGAATGTACACAATAATTGTGTTTTTGTCATAACTATTTCTCCTTTAGTTTTTCGTTTATTTTCTTTATACCATCTTGAAGTTCCGCAATTCCTTCTGGATTTCCTTTATTATCTTTTAACCTTTCTTCATATTCACCTTTTAATCTTTTGAAAAAATTATTTCTTTGTAATGGATTCCATTTTTCAACATCAAATGTCTTAAATTTTAAAGCATTCGCCATATATGAAGTTTGATGTATTTCAAGAGCTGTAGCGGCCCCAATTCCACGAGTCCTTGTTCCAACAGTAAATATTGGATATTCTTTTCCATCTTCGTGTTTTACTTTAATTACACCATCATGTGCTCCGTCTTTAAAATCTATATAAATACTATTATTAATACTTTTCATTATCTCGTTTGAATATTTTTTCTTTTCCTCTGGCGTTTTAGCCTTTTCAAATCCCTCTTTTATTTCATATAATTTTGTAGTTTTTTCGCCGAATAACTCTAATAAACTCTTTTTACTCAATTCAACTCCATCTGGCGATTCACCATATACAGTTATGAATTCATCTAATTTTGGATTTTGTTCTAAATTAAGAAGTTCACTTATATGTATTCTTTTAGAAATAAATTTCTTTAATGAAACAGCAAACTTTGGGCTTTCTTCAAAATTTTTTAATAATCGTCCAATAAGTCTATAATCCGCTAAATTTATATCGTTATATAAATCAGGGTTCTTTTCATAAATTGGAGTTCCTCGACCAATAATTCTTGCAAAAGCTTTAATTTCGTCCGTTTTAAGTTTACCACCACTATTCGCTCTTTCAACTATTGAATCCATGTTATCTAATGAATCCAAGTATTTTCCATAATTTGGCCCAAATATATTTATAGCTTCATCAATGTTTGATTTATAATATTTAAGTGATGTATTAAATGTAGATTTCATTTCTCCATCTAATACATTTATAGCTTTTTGTAACTTTTCGTTTCTATCTTTTTTATATGATTCATCACCCGCGGATTCTGTTATTTTTTGTTTTTCTTGTTCATTCATACCTTCTAATAAATTCAGCAACGCTTGTTTATATCCACTATTAACTAAATATACATCACCATCTTTCTTTAATGATATTCCTATTCTTTTCCCGTCTTTTGTTGTAATAAACATATCACTTGGTGTCATGTGTCCTTCAACTCCAATTAATTTTCTACCTGATGGAGTATCCCAAACAACTTCATCTATATTTTCTGCTCCATATTTATTCACAATAAATTTAGTAGCGTTAAGAGAACTATTAACCCACTCTTTTTTCAAATATGTGTCTTTCTGATTAGCAATATCCGTTAGAGTGTTTTTTACTTCATCTAAATTTTTCCCTGCAATCAATTGTCTAATCGCATAATGTGTAGCCGCTTCTCCCGCTCTTGATTCAGGAGTTCCCAATCCGCGGCCTAACACTTCACCACTCTTTTTAGTTTTCTTTTCTGTTTCCGCTTCTGTTTTGGTAAACATTAAAGCTTTGGTGGTTTCTTCATGATCAACATTTCTCATTTCATCTTTTTGTTCTTTATTGTCTTTTTCGCCAGACGGCACATCTTTCTCTTTTTTCTTTTTTGCATCCAATGCTTTTTGACTTGCTGGATGGTCTTGAATATATTTTTGTTGCTCTTCCTCAGAATAATCAGCCCACCAGTCTTCATTCAATTCCTCTATCGTGTTGTCTAAATAATCAAGTTCCTTAACAAGTGTTCCATTCGTTGTTTCAAGAAAAACCTCTCCTGTCATAAAACACTTAAACTTGTTTTCACTCAATACTTCGTTCTTTGGAATGCTATTTCCGGTTTCAACTATACCCATTTTATCAGGATCAAAAATATAGGTTGGAATATAACTTTCTTCTTTTACCGGTTCATCGCCGTCGTCCTCAGCTTCTGCTTCATCATCTTGAACAGGTTCTTTAATTTCGGGATCATAATTTTTAAAATCAAAATTTAGACTTCCAGAACTATGTGTTCCATCAAAATCTATGGCGAAAGAACGAGTCGGCCCACCAAATGATTCAAGTTCAGTTAGTAACCTCTTTTCTCTCAAATTATCAATAACACTTTCTATCACATCAAACGATATGCCTTTTTCTTCCATTATTTCACGAAGCACATATAAATGATCTTCATTCTTTAAATCAGGAATACCATTTGATACTCTATATGATAATTCAAATATAATTTCTTCTATAAACTCTTTAGTCATTTATTATCTCCAATTATTTTTCTTTAAAGCCTTTTCAATTTTGTTTTTTGCAACTAAAGCTTTCTCTTTATCGATAAAGAATAATCTATTATAATCACCATCAGTTATCACAGCACCTAACAAATCAAAATATTTTTTTCGTTGTTTTTTTGTTGAATTTTGTAAAAATAATTCATATTTGTAAACAGATTCCCCGGTTGGATTTATCGAAATAAACAATTTGTCTTCACTTAATAAATTTTTTAATTTTATCATGTATTTTCTCCACACATTTATCCACATATAAATATAAATATAATTGAAAATCCTATTCCGAAATGAAAGTTTGTGTAATGTCTTGTAAATCTTGATAGTTATATCCAAAATATACCTTTGTAGGAAATACTTTTAGTATATCCCGTAAACCATTTATCATTTCTTTACCATCGTCTTGACTTATATCAAACAGAAAAGAATCGTAAATATACAATACCAACTTTGATTTATAGTTTCGTAAATACTCGTTGATTCTTTTCATCAATACTAAATTGGCTTCTGTTTCCATTAATTGTATAAAATAATTAAATACCTTTGTTGGGCTGGCGTCTTCTATTTGTTTTTTGTATATCTTTCTTCCAGATAAAGGCGATTCATAAAATCCATCTTTTTTTATTTGTCGCCAAATGGCGAAATAAAAATCTTGAACCTCGGCAAAAAATGGTATCGCATCCCTAACTTCTTTTGGTACTCCACCATATAAATATTGAAAATTCAAAGTTTTGGAGTCGGCATATTCTTCGTCGGTCAGTTCATCCTTTCCAAAGTAATAACGACCTAAATATGTATGTATACTCTTTTCGCTAAATTCGTGTCCTATCAACTTAGCAATCAAACTCAAATGATATGAATCAAAATCAAATAATAACAACGCATCATTTCTTGGAATAAATGACCTTCTGTGACCCTTTTCTTTATCAATCGCAACAAAGTTGAGACCACCATAACGATTTGACGGGCGACCCGCGGATGTGTAAAAGTTGTATTCACTGAATATACGACTGTCATCTGATACATAAGGTATTACCTTGTCGCCATAATAATGTTGTAATAATGACAAATCAACCTTGAGTCCCTGAGATTCCACTTCATACATCGTCGTTAGATTCTCAGTGTAAAAATCAAAGGCAGCCGGTATATAATGATTATGAAGTATCGTAACCATCTTCCCCGCATTGTCTTGATGTAACTCTATGTGTTTTGGAAGTGGAATATAAATGTTTATATCTTCTTCTTGACTGAACTTTCTGTTGAAATAAAGGTGTGTAGGCGTGTCCAGAATCCATTGAGGCACATCGTTGTAATGCAAGTAGTAAAACATATCAACATCTTTTATGTCTTTGTTTTTTATAAAACTTAGAAGTCTTTTTTGGTTGATAGTCCATATCGTTTTAGGTTGTATTTCTTCTAATAACGATACATCCATATCAACTGTGTCTGTATGATTAAAACCAATAATATATTCGTCGTCAGATTCTATAACTCTTACATAAATAAGAGATAAATGATTGTCACAGGGATGCTTATACGGATTCGTCAATGTGGGTAAAATGATTATATCTTTATTTTCGATTGTCGCCTTGAAAATGGCGAAATCCTCTATTGTTTCTATTATGTTCATAAATAACCTTTTGGTGAGATGTTAACCTTGCCAGAACTGTAACATGTTTCTTAAATGTAATGATATCCTTGGCATATATTTTTCTTGAAACGCTACCGTATTACTATTTGAACGCTGTATTTCCTCTAAAGTTCCCCGAATACGCCATCTTAATTTTATAGCATTATAATGTAGTCCAACTGATGTTGGAAATATACCAGTTAACTTACCATACTCGTCTTTGTCTATTTCAATTATTACACCTTGCGGATTTGTGCGTGGCTTAGCAAAATATCGTTCAATATATCCAATA